GTGAAAACCGCCTTCGCGAAAATCAAAAACACCCCCTACCGGTCAAGCGTGCCTGCTGTTTATTTCGCGCTGCGTTTCGGCGGCGTGGCAGCTCTCGCATAAAACTATTAAGTTTGTTTCATCAAGAAAGCGGGAAGGGTTTTGTCTTACCGGTTCTATATGATGTACATGCAGTTTTACACCAGAAGCGCCGCACCGAGCGCAACACTTATGAATTGAAAGCATTTTAGAACGCAGTTTGCGCCATTCTGGGTTGCTATAATCAGCGTACCTTGTAGCGCTTTTAAATGCGTTCTCTTTCGCTCTTTTGTCAGCGGCGGCGCGGTGTTCGGGGCAATAATATGGATCAATTATTGCAAGCTTATTACATCCGGGCCAGCCGCAAAGCTTTAATATCATTTAAGCGCCTTCTTAGGCACGACAACCGGAACAATAAGCCCGACTATAATAACTACAAGCCCGAAGACGGCAGTAATAATTGTTTTTACGGTATCTTCTGCAACGCCTGCAAAGCCAAGAATAAAGGCGCCAAGCCCGACAAGAATAATTCCAAGCCAGACAACCCAAGTCTTAACAGACGGGTCGCGCTTCTCATACATGCCAGCAACAGCAAGCCCAGCGCCGAACATTGTTACGGCATAGCCCAGAACATCAGCAAGTGGGAACTTTGCAAAGTTCGACACGATAACACCGGCAATCATTACAATTAAACCGATAATCAAAAGAATTCGTTTTTTCATTCTTCTTCTACTCCTTGTACGTCAACAGCGTAACGCACGATTTTTTTCCAATACCACAAAGGCATTGAGACTTTATCTGTAGTCACATCATAAGTGACAATCAGATTCCCTTCTGTGTCGTAAGGCTGCGGGAATTCCGGGGCCTCACTTTTTTGTTTTTTTAAGGTTTGACAAGACGTTAATAGTAGCGTCAAAGTCAGCGCTACTATTACCAGTTTCAAAGCTTTCTTTTGCTTCGTTATTGATTTTGTGTTGGTGTTCATTCTGTTTTATTTCCTCTTCTTTCTTCTGGTTGTCCTTTTTCAGTTTTTTGTTTTCAGCCACAAGATAACAAGAACCAATAGCAAGAAAAGCCATAATGACACATACAAGAACGGTAATTATAATTCCTAGAATCTTAATCACTTGTTACCTTCTTAAACTTATCAAGTGCAATGTTTGCGTCGATTGTCACAAACAAAGCTGCAAAAGTTCCGGCCACTGTGCAAAGTTCCGAAATTTCGCAGTTTGTGAAAACTCCGGTCCATTTCAGAACGGCACCCACCAGCAGAATTAAACCTGCTACAATCTTTGCAAATAAAGAAACTGTTTTTGCTTTCAGTCCGTTTTCTTTTTTTTCTTCTGTCTGTTCATCCATATTAAGCCGCCTTTACAAGTTTTATAATTCTTGCAGTTACCGGGTGCCCGTTTGTCAGGCAGTTAGAATGAAGCTTTGAATTGAACTTAACTTTTCCGTATTCAACGCCCACCCAGTGCCCCTGTTCTTCACTTGTAAGTGAAAAAAGAACTGCGCAGCGTTCTATATCTGCGAGCTCGTCGAGGCTCTTGATTTTGCGCTTTTCTACGATGTATTTATTGCCTGTCAAAGATTCAAGGAAAGGTTCTGCAAGAACTTTACATTCGTCGGTAATGTTACCGCGACGCATATTGTCTGAAACGATTTTTATAGCTTCCCCGTTTTCCGGGTCCAAGTGAACGCACCACATATAAGTAAAAGCAAGGCAAGCAGCTTTTCCTATCATAGAACAGCGGTTTGCTATGCTGTCGGCTAAGTCCTGCGGGTATTTCATGCGATACGCTCCTTTATATACATAATTGCAGTTTTAATTTCTGCAATATCAACTTTTACTTCATTGATCTCTGAATTGTTCTTTTCGAGCTCAATTATTCTTTTTTCGTGTTCTTCGATTTTCTGGGCCTGCTTTCCGGCTTTCCAGATTAAGCAGGCAATCGGAAGAACGAAAACTACTGCTTCAATTGTCAGGTACAATGCCTGTGCTTTATCCATGACTATTACTCCTTTCTATAAGTAATAGTCATTTTTATTTCATTCTGTAAAACGCCGGTTCAAGCCCGGCTTATTTACAGATACTGGATCAGGAAAGCGAAACGAACCCCGGTGCCGCTATAGGAAGCCGAAAAGCTGCCGGCATCCCCGCGGCCGCTGCAGCGGCAGAAGTTCGCAGAATCAAAGTTAACCGGCGTAGAAAGCCACCACCAGCGCGAATAGTCTTCGTCTTTATCGAAAGCGATTCTGTGATTTCCTTTCTTAAAATATTTAAGCTGTTTATCTTCGCAATTTGCAAATTCTGAAAACTCAGAAGCCCCGAAAACCTCTCCGACAGAAAGCAGGCGAACTTCTGTTATTTTTCCAAGTACACCCAGCGCACTATTTAAGGCTTCTTTTACTTCATTTTCTAAATACTGCGCAAGCTCTGTTTTTGCATAAACCTTGCATTCTTTTGTATCAACCGCGCCGTTGAAAATTACTCTATCCATGACAAACAATAAATTGCCGTCTTTCTTCTGGATAAGTGTTGCGCTTTCCTTTTCGCATTTTACGGCAGGGTATAAACCTTCTTTTCCTGGCAATTCAAAATTCATTTTGATTTTGTCGCCCTCGCATAAAGTGTCGTAAACGCCGTCTTTCCACAATTTTTCATAGTCTTTTACAGAATAAGTTGTTTTAATTTTCATAGTTCTATTTCTCCTCATAAATCTTTATTTTAAGCTGGCTTGCAATGTAAGCTTCAAGCCGCGCCCCTCTGGATTCTTTCCAGCCTTTCAAAAGCAAGATTGCGTCGCAGTCCATAAGCTCTTTTATATCCCGCTTCATGTACCATTCCCACGGCTTGCCCTCGTCTGGAACCTTTGCAGGGTTGAAAACTTCAAACCCTACGGCCCGCGCCATTTCTTCCGCGTTCGCAAACTTCTTTTTATAATCTGCGTCGCCTGTAATTTTTCCGCTAATATAAACTTTCACTTTTCGCGCTCCTATTCACACAAAAGCGTTATTTCGTTCTGCACGTCCGCGCCGGTCACTTTGTCCGTTACTCCGCGAATGTGGAAATATTCGTTTGTTTCCGTACATCCCGTAACGTAAATAACAGCGTCGTTGTCTAAGCCTTCAAGCTCTTTTAAAAGTTCGCCTTTTGTCATAGCCCCTCGCTGTATTCGTCGCCGTCGTAATAGTCGGCCGGCTCGTCTTCCTGAACTTCTGCCGGCGTTTTATTCTTCGGGCTGTTAAGATTTCCTTCTGCTGTCTTACAGATTGTGCAATAATCAATATGTAAGTTCAGCAAAAACCCTTCCTTCCATTCAGTTTCCTTTTTACACGTTTTGCAGTATCTCAGCATTTTTCAAACCTCTTCGTTTTGACTTTCTATAATTGCGTCCAGTTCCGCCCCGGAAACATAGTCCACAATCTCGTCACGCTTGTTTACATGGTCTAATACATGTTTGACGGCATACCAGATTTGAAGCGGATAATCTGCTTCAATCCAGTAGTCCTTGCGCGTCCTGTATCGTCTCAGGATGTATAAAACCGTATCGGCGCGTTTGTCTTCCCACTCTTCACGCGTGAAGGCAAGTTTTCTTTTCCGGCACATGTTGCCGAGCATACGCCCCGCAACGTTTTCTGTAAGCTGCCACAATTCAAGCCATGCGCTCTGGTCGCCTTTAACAAGAAAGTTATATTGCAGTGTCAGCAACCTTTCGTTGTCGTCTTTCGGTTCTTCCCAGTGCGGAAGCTCTAATATTGTTTTAATGGTCCGCGCCGTTTTTTTTCGCTTTTTTTGAACTTGCTTGTCACATGGTATGAATTGCATTCTTTGCACCAGTAGCGCCGTATAGGGCGCTTGTCTCTGTGGAATGTAGAACGGCTTCTGTTCTTTCGCGCAAGGTTCAGAACCCGCCCAGCTTCGGCAAGTGAATAGCATTTTTTACCGCACCCCATATCAAGCCCGGTGAGACAATCGCCAGTCGGGAATTTTTGTCATATCTACAACTATTGCGTTTTGCAGAATCCTAGACATAGCAGCCGAACCCAGAATTCTTGAAAACTCGTCAAAGTTGCCGTTTGTACAAAATGCAATTGCCTTGCCTTTGCTTTTGCGCTTGTCGGTTATTGCAAACAGCCCTGAACTTTCGCCGGCGGTTGAAAGCGGATCGCGTCCGACTTCATCAATAACCAGCAGGTCGCTATTTGAATAATCGTTTATTACCTCGTCGTAGGTTTCTTTGCACTTAAAAGACACGGTTTCCATGAGGCGTGAACTAATAGTGCGTGAAAGAACGTAACGGCCCGAATAATATTCCGTCCAGCCTGTTTCCCAGCTTTTCTTTACGGAATGCAAAGCGACGTTAAGGCAAGCTGTAACAAGATGTGTTTTCCCCGCGCCAGGATTTCCAAAAAGCACAAGTGCGCAGTATTCGCCGGCGCAAACCTTTTTTGTAAAATCCCACACGGCCGAAAGTGCTTTTTTCTGCTCGTCTGTGATTGCCTGGTAGTTTTTGAAGGTGTTGTTCTGGCAGTCTTCGTTGATTCCGCACCCGAAAAACGCGTTGTCGCGCTGCTGTTTTATTTCTCTTTCTTCGGCTCGGCGTATTTCTTCGTCACGGCGTTCGAGCTCTTCCGGCTCTATGCTGTCAAGAAAAGAGAATGAAAACGGCTTAGAAAATGATTGTGTCTTCTGCTTCCAGTTCTGCATTTGTACTTTCCCCCTGTATTTCTGCAAGATTTGCCATAACATCCGTTTGTGTCTGTGGCGGTGTATAGTTTTTTAATAATTCTGTGTCGCTTGAAATTCGCGTAGTTCCGGGGCGCTGGTAGATTGTGTCGTTTTTGGCCCAGTTGCGAACAGCGGCTTTCCAGTCTTTCATCGGTGAAACGCCTACTTTCCAGCCTTTCGATTCGTAATAATTAAAGAAACGGTCTACGTCGATGTTTATATTTTTTTCTAAGCAGAAGTCGCGTATATCTTCAAGCTTTGGTTTTACAAACCTTTTCTTTGTGGTATCGGTGGCGCGGGCCGGCTCTGCCGGTTTCGCTTCTGCGACATTAACACTATCAGGAACATTAACAGATACATTAACAGAATCATTAACAGATACACTGTCCGCACGGTCTCCGGCGGTGTTTTCTGTTTTTTCGTCGGTTGTCGTTCGGTTGTCGTTCGGTTGTCGTTCGGTGTCCGTTCGGGTTTCGGTAGTTGGCGCGGTTTTTGTGCCGGTTGCCGTTCGGTTTCTGTTCTGTTTAAGGTTTGCAATCTTTCTTTCGTAAGCTTCTACGTCGTCGTCGATTCGACGCTTGATTTTAAGCCACACGGTAAGTTCAAGCCCCGAAAGCTCCGGTTCGATTTCGTTTATTCCATATTCATAGATATAACGCAGGAAAGTGCCTTTGAGCTCTTCGGGTAAGTCTTCTATATATTCCGCATGGATAACAAAGGATTCACGCATTTTCTACCGCCTTAGAAAGCAGCTTGTTTATATATGCAACGCCCTTTTGAAAAACAACGGTTTTTAAACTTATCTTTGTTTCGCCGTTCGGTGTTACATACTTGCTTTCTATTACTCTGAAATATCCTGCGTCGATGTACTTCTGGTATGGAATGTTATTGCTTTGCAGAACATTGTTTGTGCGCAGGAACTCGAAAAGACGATTGCGGCCGATGTTTTTATTTAATACCTTTGCGCATTCGCCGATTTCGATAGTGTCTTTTGAACTGCATAACTGATAAGCGAAATTCGCAGCCGGTTCGAGCTTTGAAACTTTGTTTTGTAATTCTGCTATCATTTCCGCCTGAATCTGCATTGCCTGCTGGATGATCAACTGCTTTTCCAGATTTGTTTTCGGTGTCAGTGCGTTAACCTTGCTATGGTTTTCGATTTCAAGCTTAATCGCTGTAACCTGCGCTTCATCAAATAACATTGTGTGACTGCTTCCGCTTCGTTCGACATCCATGTCGAGCGATAAGGCGGCACGCTGTACAGTCTTTACATCTACACCCAGGATGTCGGCCACTTCTTTAGTAGACATTTTATTAACCGCGCCCAGTGCTGGGCTAAGATTTGCTATTTCGTTCATAGTTTTACACCTCTTCAATTGTGATGTTGTATAAATGCCACATAAGCCGTTTTTTAAGTCTGTAAACTGCTGTCTTTACGCCTTTTACATCCTCAATGTGCTTTTGTGGCACTCCGTTCTTTTCTGTCAGGTAGACAAAATCAGCAAGGTAAACAATTGATCTAAGCTTCTTTTTGTCCGCGCCGATTTCCGCCGGGATAAGCTCGAAAGGAACCTGCCTTTGCAGCTGTGAAATTTCGCCCTTCTTTTCAAGAAGTTTTAATTCACAATAGCGCTGTGCTTCCTTCTGGCTATCAAACACAATGTTTTCAATTCGCACTTTGCGACTGTGGTATTTGCTCATATTGCGCAAGTCTCCTTGAAAGCTCTGCTTTTATAACTGCGATAAGCTCCGGCGCGGTGTATTGTTCTATACGTGTAGCCCCGTAAGCTTTCTTTTCATCCAGCGTGAAAAGCGGTGCACCATCCGGGCTTTTTGCAGATAGCAAGTTTTTAATTTCTGCTATCTCTTCGGGTGTGCTCGCTCCGCCTTTCAGGTCCAGCGGCGGCGGTGTCAGCTGTGAAGCTTTCTGCATTCCCAGTTGTTCAGGTGTTGCCCCTTCCGGCGTCTGCATTGGAAGTGCTTTTTGTTCCGGCACTTCCGGGGCTTCTATCTGCTTTTCAGGTTGAACCGCGCCAAGCATTACGCCTTCCGGCATTTCTTCTTTTGTATAAGGCATTCCGGCCAGCTCGTCAGGAAAGCACAAGCGGAAGCCCTGCGAAATACACGCTTTTTCACACATAAAAGCGGGCATTTTGCGCCATAGTCTCGACAACTGCCCGTCCGGCGTATACTGTGCAACCTCATTGAAACGCACTGAATGCCGAAAGGGTTTTTCCCAGTCTTTGCGGTAAATAGTTACTGTTGAAACCATCTGCCCGCCGACATTCTGCGATGATATTTCCCAGCCGTTGAGCTTTCCCGAACGTTCGGCACGTTTGATGTATACCATGTAACCTGTAACGCACTTAAAAACCGGGCCTTCCTTCGTGTTGTACGAAATAGCGTGTATTTCGTTTAAGAAAGGGTTTAATTTCATGGCGGCAGCAATTTCAATAAACTGTGTCTGGAACTGCTCCGGGATGTTTAAGCCCATAGATTTTAAGTAGGAAAGGGCAAGTTCTTTCGGATTCTGCACAACTTCCGGGGCGGTTGTCGTTTCTTCTTCTGTTGATATGATTTCTAAACCTTCCATTATGCCACCTCTGCAAGTTTTACATGCTTTTTCACATGCTTTAATAAATCCGGCTTGTCTCTAAGCCATGTTGTAAATACGTGCTGTACTTCTTCTGATGGTTTTGAACCTTCCGGCGTTCCTGAATGTTCGTCGGCGTAAAACTGCCCGATTCTGTTCTTTTCGAAAAGCTCTGCGGTTGCAACCGGGATTCCGTCTTTCTGAATGAAAACAAGAATTTCTTCCTGGTTCGCCATTTTTTTGTAATAGGAACATCGAACAATACATTGATGTAAAGCTTTTGCCTGTTTTTCCCATTCCTGCATGTTGTCGGTAAATATGATTTCATATCCGCCGTGAACACCGCCGAAACTCTGCAAAACTTCGCAAGCTTTTTTCAGGTTTTCAAACATGTTCTTTTCAAGTGCTGCAAGTCGCTTTTTCTCTGCAAGCTTGCGTGCTTCTTCAATGGCATTGCACTCTCTTAATACTTTTGCATGCGCTTTGTACAGATCAGATGGAAAAGCCCAGTATTCCTGGCGGATGTTATGCCCCGCAGATTTCGCCATTTTGCGATAGTCGCAATAAATCGACCACATAGAATGGCCGACATAACCTTTGCGCTTAAAATAACGATAAACCGGAACGCCCATTGCAGCTGTATAACATTCACTTTTGAAGTTTTCGTAATCTCTGAATTCATCCATTGTCATTTTGTATTTGATAATGTTCTGAATCTGCCTAAGGGTATAACCGCCGGCGTTTGTTTTGTGTTGTAAAATCCATTTTGAAATTTCACGACGTTTCTTTTCTGAAAGTTTCCAGAAGCTTTTTGAAAAAGCGATATTGTCGCAATGCAGCGCAAACAAATATTCTGCTTCCGGGTGTTCTTTCCACACCTGCAAAGCTTCAAAAATAACCGGCAGTTCTCGTGTCATGTAATAATGTTCACCGCACCATTTTTTGAGCGTATAAACAAAGTCAGGATATTTTTTCAAGATAAGGTTAATATCTCCGATGTGGTTTTCATGTACTCGCTCATATCCGACATGGTTTATAGTACATTCGCCCCAGTCTTCTTCTATGTAGTGATTGTCTGCACGTTCGCCGTAATAAGAACGGGCGTAAGCTCCGGGATAGGTGATTGAATAACCGCCATAACATGACAAGTAAAGGTTTCGACACTCTTTTTTTCCGCTTTCGTAAACTCTGAAAAAGTCAAAATACTGGTCCAGCCGTTTATTATATGCAGTAACTACAAGGCGCAGTTCCCCGAAATAGTTTTCGATGTAGTGTGAATAACTGTCTATTCGCATTTGTCCGCCCCCTGTTCTTCTGGTGGTAAATCGTCGAACAAACTTCCCTGAAACATTTCCCAGCCGTTCGCTTCGGCTTTAGTCTGCTTCTTTGGCTTTTTCTGCTTTATAACGGTTGCGTCACGGGCTTCTACTTCGATTTCGTCTTTTATGCGCTTGTCTGCACCCTTGTCAATTTCAGGCTTTGCGTTTTCGTCTTCTGTGTCTCCATAGAAAAAGTCACGCGCCCATTTGAAAACAACCGAACTTTCAACCATTGCCATATTATTTGTGGCAAGTTTGCGGACGCGGTTGTTGATGTATTTTCCGCATTCATCAAGCTTCTTTTCGTCGTAAACTTCTTTTAATGCGGGGTCTGTTTCTATTGCAATATCGAAATACTGCTTTAATGTTTGTGCAAGTGATGTCATTTGATTGTCTCCTAAAATGGAATGTCTTCTGGAAAATCATCGTTATTAAAAAGCGATGGTTCCGGCGCTGGTGTTGCCGGCGCGGTCTGTGGTGGTGTAACCTGATTTTGTGGCATGGCACTGAATTGCGCTCCGTTTCCCCCGTTTGAGCTGTTCGGATTTTCCGAACTGTTCCCGCCCAGAAGCTGCAATTCTTCAACTTCAATCTTAATTCTTGAAAACTTCTGTCCGTCTTTTTCCCAGCGGTCCTGTTTCAGGTGCCCCGCAATGGCAATAGTTTTTCCTTTTGTTAAATAAGGTTTAAGATTTTCCGCAGATTTGCCGTAAATAGAAGCGTCAAAATATGAAACTTCTGTTTCCCAGTTGTCTTGTTTTTTGACACTGCGGTTGCTTGCAAGTGAGATTCCAGCAATCGCAGTTCCTGTTGTTGTGTATTTTAAGTCAGCGTCGCGGGTAAGCCGCCCGATAAGCTCGACTTTGTTTAAATCATTAGACATTAAGTAATTCCCCCTTAACATTGTGTGTATTCATGTATTCTTCTTTCTTGTTCTTCCAGTAAAGAACATCGCCTGCATGAAGTCTTCTTTCTTCTTCTGTTGTGGCATAGATTGCCGCAAGGGTCGAAGCGTCGATGTTATTCTGGATCATTTCATAATTCATTTTGTCTTCTCCTGTTTTTCTTTGGTTTATAAAGCCATTTCTTTTGTAAGTTAGGCTTTCTGCAATTCATTTGAATAATAAGTACCTCGTAATCTTCCAGCGTCCAGATGTCGTACAGCTCGCAAGCGATTTTGTAACTTACGTTTACAACCTGAACAACAAACTTTCCGGCAAGCGGTCCGCTTTTGTACTTAACCGACACACGATACTTTTTGCACATTGTCGCCCCGCAATCTAACAAGCTTCTGAACAAAACCTTCACGCGCATTCATCAAAAAGATGTATTCGCTTTCAACCTCTCCGCCGCCGTCATAAACCTGCTGTTTAATCTTGTTAAACTCTTCATAGGTCATTTCGTGATTCGGAATGTCTTTTGAAAGGTTCCATTTCGGAAAGCGGTCTAAAAGCTTGTTTATCCGGCGGATATGCCACAAGTAGTGTTTTTCTAAGCGATTTACTTTTTTCATGCAGTTACCCCCATTGCTTCGCGGTAATCATCATCAAGCTGTTTCGGGTCGTCTTCAAACGCTGCAAACTCGTTGTTTTCGTCATATCCGAAATAAACGCTTTTTCCTTGCGGAATGATAGGGGCAAGGTGAGACTTAACCGAAATTGTGGCAACTCCCAGCTTTCTTTCATTGTCAGGCTTAAAATCAACAGTCAGCACAACTTTTCTTTTCTGGGTTGCGCTGGTGTTTTCGTCTTCGATGTTAGACATTACTTTTTTCAACTCTTCGTTGAACATGTCTAAGGCCATTCCACCGTTAAGGGTGGCTAGTTCAATTTTTGTAGACATTAAATTAAACTCCTTCTAATTTTTATTTGTTCGCGGCAACGCCGTTTAATTGAACACTGTTTTTACGTCTGTAACTTTGGATTTGAATTCTTCTTTTGAAAGATGGAAGGTCATAAAGCCGTCAAAATCTACGGCATAAAAGCTTTCTTTTGTTTCCCAGATTCCGGCAATCTGGCCAGTGTATTTGATTTCTTTTCCGTTTTCGTCTGTGTAGCTGTCGTGAAGCAAGCCTGCGTAAATAACTTTCTTTTTAGGCATTGTGTTTTCTCCTTGTGTGAAGCAAAACAAAAAACCCCAGGATGTTCGGTTTCCTGGGGTCTCTTGATTGCTTCACTTGCTAGTCGCTAAGAAAACAAAGCGACTAAGCAACCGAACACAACTTAGTAGCTCTGTTGCCTTTAACTTTATAACAAGTTGATTACATTGTCAAGAACTTTTTAAAAAGTAAAGAAAAATAATTTGTCTGCCGATAGTTATTGCGGTATGAATGAAGCAATGAGACAGAAGAAAGCTTTATATATTCCTCAATTCGTGGCCGGTAAAATTACAAACAAACAGTGTGCCGCACTTATCGGAATTTCTACCGTGTCCGTTTCAAGAATAAAGAAACGCTATCTGCTTAAAGGTGACAAGGCTTTTATCCACGGGCACACGGGAAAGCCGTCACATAACCGCAAGTTTAGCGCAAAAGACAAAAAATATATAGTGGGTTTGTATAAAAAATATTTTCCTTATGCTCCGTTTGAAATATTTTTAGAAACCCTGAAAAGTGACTTCAAAATAAACGTTTCCTATACTTCAATTTACACAATGTTAGACGGTGCCGGGATGATGTCGCCGAAAGCTCATAAGCCTGTAAAAGAAAAGAAAAAGCATTTACCGCGCCCGGAACGTCCGCACGAAGGCGAACTTGTGCAGCTGGACGGGTGCAAGCATGACTGGTTTATGAACGGCCATTATACCTGTATACATGGATGTATAGACGACGCAACACACAAAGCAACATCGCTTTATATGATGGAAAACGAATGCTTAATGGGCTATCAACAGAACATCCGGCAAACCTACGAATTAACCGGCGGTTTTCCAGAAGCGGCGTACACCGACAGAAGCGAAATATTTTTTGTTACAAAAGAAAGCCTGAATAAAATAACAATAGAAGAACAGCTGCAAGGATATGAAAAACGACAGACGCAATGGCAGAAAATGTGCAAGGAATTGAACGTTAAAACAATTGCTGCCCTGTCTCCGCAAGCGAAAGGCAGAATAGAAAGATTATGGGAAACGCTGCAAGGCCGGCTTCCTTATCTGTTCAGGTATTACGGCATAGATACGATTGAAAAAGCAAACAATTTTTTGCGGGAATATCTGCCACGCTTTAACGCTTTGTTTTCGGTTGAAGCTCGCGAAAGTGTCAAACGGTGGCACCGAAAACAGATTGATGATGTTGAACTTCTGTTTTCTGTTAAGTCGGAACATACAGCGAAAGCAAACGGAACCTTTGTTTATCATGGCGAAAAGTTCCGCGTAAATCTGCCATTTAAAAAGTTTACGCTTTGTGTGTCTCCTTCAATCGGCGTAAAGGCTTTTTATAATGGCAGATATTACGATGTAGAACTTGCCGAACCTCTGCAAGACACTATTTCGGATTCTATGCCGATAGTTGAAAAAGAGTTGATCCGGCGGTATTTCTACCGCGACGGGCATTCCAATCTTGCAGAAGTCAGATAATTACAAAGCTTCGTATTCTGCGCGAAGCTCTGCAATTGCGCTTTCGATTTCCTGTAATTTGTTCAGGTCCTCTTCTGTGGCAATGCCCAGCGCAACGGCACGGCTTGCCCTCAATCCTCTGTTTTCGATTTCTGCAATTTCGCGTCTTATCTGCTCTTTGCGCTCTGCTGCGTGCTCTGCGTCTTTCTGTTCCTGGCTCTTTCCCAGCACAATAGAACCGTTTACAAGACGTGCTGTGCTCTCGTATTCGGTGTACCATTCATCAAGCGTGCAGCTTGTTTTCGGTTTTGTTGTGTAACCGTCTTTTTTGGCTTCTTCCGGGTCGGTGTTGAAATAAACACTGTTTCCGTCTGTTGATTTCCAGAAATAAATCATTGCTTCTTCATTCATAGATTTTTACCCCTCTATAAATAGTTTGTTGTATAATTTATCAGTATTTTTCAGAAGTGTTTTACTGTCAAAATACTGCATAAACCCACGCCATGAGCTGTAAAACTCTGCAATTTGTTTTCGGTCAAGTTCGCCTTCATCAAGCTTCTTTCTGAACTTCTTTAATTTTCGCCGTTCTCGTTTTACGCTTTCACGTCCGCCGGATTTTATTATTTTCCCGGTTCTTCCGAACTTATAACGGCAGTGCAGAAAATCAACGCCGTGTTTTATAGGCGTGATTCTCGTTTTCTTTTGATTCAGGCGGATTTTGTATTTTTCACAAAGCTTTGAAATTTCTTTTAAGGCGTTTTGCAGTTCTTCTTTTGAGTTACACAAAATATAAGAATCGTCCATATAGCGCCCATAAAAGCGCATTCTTAATTTTTCTTTTATGAAGTGATCTATTTTGTTAGGAAAGAAAACTGCTAAAATCTGCGAAACCTGGCTGCCTAAACCCAGCCCCACCGGTCCGAACTCCTGAACATAATATTTTGTCAGGGCTAAAAGCGTTTTATCTTTTATCTGTTCGGAAAGCATTTGAAATAGTGATTCATGGTCTATGTTATCGAAATATTTTGAAAAGTCGATTGTAAGAACATAACCAGAAGCGCCGTATTTTCTGTAATATTCTGCAAGGTGTTTTTGTATGCGTTTTCTTGCAAACTGCGTGCCCTTGCCCTGTAAACATGCGCCGTTATCGTGAATAAGCGGGCGTTTGAGAATAGGAACTAAGCATTTGTCGCAAAGTGCTTTTTGCATTACTCTTTCGCAAATATGCGGTGATTTTATGTGCCGTGTTTTTCCTCTTTCGTTTATATCAAAACAAACAAAACCGCGTGTTACGGCTATTTTATTTTCTACGCTGCGCACGGTGTCGAAAATGTTTTTCAGTAAATACATTTCGTAATATTGCACTGAATGTTTCCAGGCAACGCCCTTTCTGGCACTTCTGAAAGCTTCTAAATATATGTCGGGATTTTTTAAGATGTCGTAATTATCAAAACAAGCGTTTGCAGCTTGTCTGCGCTGGGTACGCTTTTCGGTTCGTCTCTGTCTTCTTGCGTCTTTTCGGTCTTGTGAAGTCATAATTTATAAATGGCCGCGTATAACGTTACAGTGTTTTTCTACACTATATGTCTGCCTTACTCTACGTTACTTTGTGCCGGAAGTATGAAACATGCGATTACAGACGGCGCATGCCATGCAAGAAGCGTCCACTTCCTCACATCGCGGCCCGATTCGTGCCCCTGATTATTCAGGAAACACCGGGTCACAAACCTCCTTTCCCTGGCTCGTCGTCCGGCATAATGTCAGACTGTTTGCCAGCTAAATCGAAACGAACCCCGTTGTTGCTATTGTCAGCCGAATTGTAGTTGGCATTCCCGTTGTTGTTGCAGTTGCAGAAATTCGCAGATATAGGCTCGGCCCGTTGTAAACTTTTTAATATTTTTGCGTTGGATTTCTTCCAGCGTCTTAAAACCTTTATAAGATGGTCGATTTCATCGGCATAATGCAAAAGACAACGCAAAGTTTCCGGGAATACGTCGGCGCAATATTCAAGCTCATTTTGCAGCGCTTCCGCGGTTCCTATTGCATAGTCCTGCAATAACCGTCTTTTATCGACTTCCAGCACACAAGCCGGATAAATCGACTTAGCAATTGAAATATACTGCATAAGCTTTTGTAAAAGCCCCAGTATATCTTTGCGGATAAAATCCACCATATAGGCGGGATATTGTTCTTTCTGATTTACAACTGTATTTTCTTCGGTTGTAAAAGTTTCATTCTTTGAATTGAACTTATTTAATAAATCACACGAAATTTCCCGCCGTAATTCACGTGCAATCTTATAAAAAAGAAGCGAACTTTCGCTTCTCTGGTCGGCTCTAACGCTCATTTTTTTAATTCCTATTTTTGATTTTATTTTGTTTTGTTTCCTAGTCTTCAATCTTCACAAGGCACCCGCAAGGGGTGCGCAGATGTTCAGATTTCAGACTAGGAAAGCGAAACGAACCCCGAGGCTGCCACTGTCAGCCGAAATGTAGTTGGCATTCCCGTTGCCGCTGCAGCCGCAGAAATACGCAGAATCATCGGTTCGTGGCGACGCTTCCCACCACCACCAGCGCGAACTGTTCCAGTTTGCAATTCGTCTTTGCGGAAATTCAGAGAACAAAGGCCACTGAACAGAAGAACCGGTCGAATAACCTTTGTTATTACTCCATGCCTGATGGCCGAAAACTTCAACTTCTGTCGGAATAAAAACAGTTTCAGCAAGCCACGCCCAGTCGGTTTTGTTATCAAGTAAGCGGTGAACGGTTTTCGGTGTAATTCCTATAGCGTTAACAAGCCCGGTTTTTACCTGGTTGTTTAAGTAGGCGCAAAGCTCGCTTGCAGCATATCCGCCGGCATTTGTGGCGGTGCTGTTCATTGCTTTTTGCAAAACGCAGTTTTTTGAAATCATCAAAATATGATGTGAAGTTGTCGGCGTGTCTCCGACATTCAAGTAAGTGTCAAAGCCTGCAATCTCAAAGCGTAAACGCTGGTTACTGTTGGAAATTGCGCTTCCGTCAATTGTCATTGATGATATGTCGATATAGTCGCCAAGTCGCAAGCCGTTGAAGTTGCCTGCGTCTGCACGTGTGCGAAGTGCTGCAAAAGCTGCGGCGGCATTTGCTGCGCCTAAAACTGTAACAAGATTGCGTCCTACATCCGGGCGCTTTGGTGAAAAGTAGCCTTCCAGCCCTTCTGGTGATGTCTTGTACTGGTCGGCAAGTAAAATAGAATCGTCTTTTTGTGGCGTTCTGGCCGTTAAGGTTGATACCGGAACAATTCCGGTTATGTCATTACTCATAGGTTTATGCTCCTATAAGTAATAGTCAGTTTTGTTTTAGAATTTTTGCAATTTTTTGAAAATATGTTATAATTTTTGTATGATTTACGCTTTACTTGCAATTATTTGTTTTATTATCGTTGGAATCATCAATAGAAAGATTAAGAAGGCGAAAAAAGAAGAAGAAGTTTCCGCCGACTTAGACGAAATTCTTATTTTTGATACCGAAACAACCGGCATATTTCCAGATTCAGAAGAAATGCTTGAACTTGCAGCAATCAATGGACTAGGCGAAGTTTTGTTTCACGAACGCTTCAAGCCTGAAAAGAAAAAGTCATGGCCAAAAGCGCAAGCAATCCACGGAATCAAGCCCGCCGATGTTAAAGACTGTAAGCCGATAAATGACTATTTACCACAACTTCAAGAAATATTCAGCAAGCCGAAAATTATATGCGGTTATAACGTCAGCTTTGATTTAAAGTTTATTCACGCCGCCGGAATAAAAACAAACGCACCCGGCATTATTGATGTTATGAAACGCTTTGCGGATAGTCGCGGAATCTATGATGAAAAGCACGGCCATAACAAGTGGTTCAAACTTGAAGAAGCTGCAAAATATTACAACTACCAGTTTGAACCACACGGCGCACTTGAAGACTGCAAAGCAACTTTGTTTGTATTAAAGAAGCTGCAAGGCATTGAAGACTAAAGATAATACAAAGTCAAAACAGCATAAGCCGGGTCTATGTAATTATCATTATTATTGTCTGTAAAAACAAACGGATAATATTCAGTCGTCTGCATATTAGAATCATATAAAAAATAATTACCGCACCCATGACATTGAAGCTGATATTTTGGATTAGTTCCAAGCCAAGAAAAATCCCCGCTTCCGAAATAGCCTAAAGATATGTCACGATCTGTCTTCTCTACATCAGAAGCATAATTCGTAATAATGCGTGGTGCACCGTAAGATTTGAAACCGCTGTGTAAAATCTGATATTGCCCGGTTCCCATGCGCAAAACTTTTCCTTGATATTTTGGATTTGAACACTCTATAGTGCAATTTCCGTCGTGATTTCTTATAGTGATTCTTGTTGCAAAATACACGTTTGTACCTTGCTTCAAAAGTCCTTCTATTTCAGAATCACCGCTGATATGGGCGTTTACTAAGTCGATTTGCCCTGTACTATCAAGCCCCCAGCCTGCGGATCCGAAAGCTGTAATTTTCTTTAAGTCTGGGTCAAACGTTCCGTTCCAGTTTTGAGACTTAAAGAACCCGCCGTTTTGCATTGTAATATTTTGAGTAAACAGCTTATTGATAAACGCAACCTTTGTCGCCAGCTCTTCACAAAATACAGTTACGGCGGAAAGCTTGCGCATTGTCTGTTCAAGCTTTGAATTGTTGGAAACAATTTCATCATCAAGAACCGACATAACGTTATTAAAACTGTCGCTTATTTCGCCGTCGTTGGTAGATTGCGCCCACTGGTAACCGTTCCAGCTGTAAACACGACCTTTTAAGAAAGTGTATTTTACGCCATTATAAGTTACGCTTGTTGTGTCTCCGCCCCATGTGAAAAAGTCGCCTTTTCGACGTGTTCCGCTTGCGGATAAATAGTTATCTATTTCGGCTTTTAGCCCCATGTTTGAAGAAATTCTTATAGTTGTATAGTTAAAGTATACTGTAAAATCTTTGTTTTCACCGGATGTTGTTAAATAACCTATTATTTTGTTATTAAATCCTATGGCGTATGCGCTGTAACCGATAGCGGTTCCAGTTGTAGCACGATAGCGAATCACAACCGGAATATTTCCGCTTTCGGCAATTTTTACATCCATAAGCGATTCAAATTTGATTGTATTTCCTTCAACAGTGGCGGCAACCTGCGAACTATCGTTTCCAACCGAAACAACAGTAAATGGCAGTTCATCTTTTCCATAGGTCAGATGGATTGTTGCAGAAACCTTTTCTCCCCACGCCTTGCCGGAAGGATCACAAGAAAAACAGAAGTTTCCAATATCGAAAAATACGCTGTATGCTGAATCTCCTTTTTCGCCTTGCTCTCCCTGTTCTCCCTGTGGTCCTTGCGGGCCGGTTGCGCCTGTGTCTCCTTTGTCTCCTTTTTCGCCTTGCTCTCCCTGTGGCCCCTGTGGTCCTTGAATCTTACTCCATTTATAAGAAGAAGGGGTTGTAGAATCTGTTTCAACAAAGTCTACATACTGCCCTATATAAGTCTTCCCGGTTGAATCACTTGTAGAAAAGCCTTCTGTACCCGTTTCATTTGTTGCGTACGCTATATGCAAATAAGAAGTGTTTCCGTCTGAACCTGTCGGGCCTTGTACACCTTGACTGCCAGTGTCTCCTTTAAATTTGGACCATGTGTATACAGTATAATCAGTTGGATCAGTAGCGTTAGTATCAACGCATGTTCCTATATATTCTGCTGGGGTTTCGGTCATTGGGTTACCACTAGCATTAGTAGAATATTTGATATGAAAGTATTGTGACTGTCCGTCTGCACCCGCAGGCCCTTGTATACCTTGCTCACCCTGTGGACCTTGAAGGCCTTGTAATCCCTGAATACCTTGCGGACCTTGTGGGCCAGTTTCCCCCTGTGGTCCTTGCGGGCCGGTTGCGCCTGTGTCTCCTTTGTCTCCTTTTTCGCCTTGCTCTCCCTGTGGCCCCGGAATTCTAACTTCGTTTGAGACTTCTACAATCTTTTGCATGATTGCTTCGGGCAAGGCGCTTCCGCTTTCTTTTGGCGTTGTCAGGTTTGTTTGATATTCCGGGATGTCACCGAACTGAAAGATTGCTGCATTATAATCTTTAAGCAAAAGTTCCCAGCCGTCGGAATTCTGCTTTCGGTTATAAATCATCATTTCATTTGTAACGCGGCTAAACTCTCCGCTTGCGTTCAGATAACCGAAAGAATAGATGTTGCCATATTCAGGCACAACGTTTACAGCAACGGGCGTTCTAAGATTCAAAACACGTGTTTTACCTGGTGTATAAAATCCGATTGCGTTGTTTCCGCTTCCTATCATTCCCACGCCCAGCGCACCGATTGCGTATTGTGTCAAAGTGCCTGCAGTAACCTCTATGTATAAATGTTCTTTTGCGCTGTCGTTTTGTGCCTGAATAATCAGGCCGTAGCGGGCGTTTGAATCTGAAAAGTCGCAGAAGTCGGATGTAATAATTTGTTTAAGAAGTCCGCCTTCTACTACTACGCCGTGAATAATTCCGTTTGAAAGTCCTATTCTAAGCTGCTTCATTTGAAGCATGATTTTTGAGTAAAGCGGGTAATAGTCGCCGTCGCGTCCTACCTGAACGGTAATTTCTCGCGGCTGCAGCTGTTGCTTTGCAAGAATTCTGTGTGTGTATTTGTAGGCGTGTTCAAAAGTTGTTATATACTTTGGCGCATTTTCAACAATAATTTTATGTTCGCCATAAACTGCGCTTGAATCAACCTTGCCGTTTACTGTCTGGTAGAAAGTATCAACGGCCCAGCTTTCGCGGTTTGTGAAAGTTGTTTTTACTGCATACGGCTTGCGTTCAAAAGTTTTTGTAACTGTTACAGATTTAATACACTGCTCATTCAAAAGCGCAACCGGTGTACTTTGTGCCTTTTCTATTGCAAAAGTCCATTTACCCGTTGCGTCGTCTCTGTACATGGTTGTATTGCATTCAGAAAGAATGCTGTTGAGAATGTCAGCTTTCTTTGAATCTTCTGTTAAGATTCCATCACAATAGAAGCCGTTCTGTTCACAATAGGTATATACCGCGCCCAGTGCTTCTAAGTCTATTTCATCATCATTGTAACGTGAATGCGGATGTACATCCGACGTCATTATTTCAAGAACCCATGAAGCGGGGTTTCTTGTCGGGTATCTGTTTACAGTCCATGCGTCATTGTTCCAGATTCGGGCTTTTCCGTAAGCGTTAATATTTATCTGGTCCAGATTGTCTTTTGTTGATTCATTGGAAATAATGCGCAAGGCAATGCGGGTCGTTCTTCCTCTCCACGGTTGCTCAAGCGGGGCACATGTAACAATGTTGTTATCGGTAGACTTTGCCGCGTCGTACTGCCAGCAATTGAGATAACATAAATAGCAAGTTTCCTGTGAGTTGCTTTCTTGTGCGGTCAGGCGTGTTAATCTGATTTGAATATCTTTGCCGACACACTGCGCAGCGGTTAAGGTAACAGTTTTACTAAAACGAACCTGTTTGCGTGAGTTTATGTCACCTGTAACAATGTTTCCGGCGTCGTTCCATGTGCTGCCGTCATTGCTCCATTCAACTTTTACAGATACGTTTTTGCTCTTCCATCCGTCGTCGTATCGGCGCAAGCCGTTGAATAAAATACATACATCAAACTTATAAGTGTTTGTAGCGGCCTGTTTTACAACGGCGTTGTTATAGTCCAGCTCGTCAGAAAAGCTTGTGCAAGAAACTTTTTCATTTAAGCCGTCAATTACAACTTCGTTTTCATACTTTACATCAAGTTTATCTGCCGGATCATAAAACGGGCAGTCGTTTTCAAAATAATAAGGATTTTCGCCGGAATCTTCCAGATAAGAAAACTCTTCAACCTGCCCCGGAATTTCGATTGTTCCATTCGGTTTTTTAATAACCTTTGTACCTATAGAAACATCCTGAATAAGTGCGTTGTTGAATCCGGCAACAAGAAGAACATTCCAGAATTGATTTGCGCCGTTTTCGCCTGAAATAGTGTAGTAACCTGCAACAAGTTTATAAGGCACGTCGTAAACACTACCCATGATATACGGGATGTTGTAACCGAGTGCGCTTCTGTTGTTTGCACCTTTAAGAAACGGAAGCTGTGTTATTCGCTCTGCAAGGGCTTTCGCCTGCTTCTGGGCTTTTTCCATTTCCTCTTGTGCTTTCTGCTGTTCAACTGCGGAATATACAGCGGCACCGACTGCAACGGCAGCACATACAAGGGAAATTACAGCCATAACAACTGCACCGGTTGCGCCCGGAATAATGCGGATAAATACAATGTCGTTATCTTTCAGAATGTAATCGGGTGCGATCTGTTCGCCTGCATTAAGAATAATGCACTGTTCAAGGTCTAATTCCGGGTAAAGTTCGTGTGCAAGCTCGTTTACACTGGCATTACCCTTGATGGTTCTATATTCTTCTGAAAGTCCTTTGTATATGTTTAATGTTCCCATTAGATAACCTCGTAAACATTCGCAAGTTTTAAGTAAGTTCTACTTGTCGCAAAAGAAGAAATTCTAACGCCCTGATTTTCGGTTGCATGAATAAAAGTATTTTTATCAAGCGCAACTGCAACGTGTAGGCGTTTATCCTGCAAGCCGTAAAATTCAAGAATTACGCCTTCGCTGATTTCGTCCAGCCGTAATTTTTTTACATTAAGTGTCGGGGCGGTTTTTTCTACCTTTGCACGGTCGAACTTTTCTAAAGCCACATCTTTAAGAGTTTTTCCCAGTCGCTTTTCGACTTCAATTGCAAGGCCGTAACAGTCCAGCCCGTTTTTTATGTCGCGCCCGAACTCTACGAACGGCACGCCGATTAAATCTGCAACATCAATCATGTGTTCCCCTTGTTCGTTTCCGCGTCGAACTTATAAGGCGGAAAAGTCATTTCTAAGCGGTCGTCGGTTCCAAGTTCAAAGTTTAATTCCATATTCTCTGAATAAGAAACTGTTCCGTAAAAATGGATATACTGTTTAAGGCGCTGAACCTCGCCACCTTCTGCAATAAGGCCCACAACGTCAAGGCGGTAATTGTCGTCTGCATTTTCTACAAACTCAATCAGGCCGTTATCTGCTCCGCTTATGCGAAGATTTGCGCCTTTGCCGTTTGAGTCCGGCGGCGCATATTCAAAGCTTGCGTGATGATAAATATTGCCTTCAAACTCTACGCTTTCGGTGTTGTTTACAAAGTAAAGTGTTGAACATCCAGGGCAAGAAAACTTTAAAAGAAAGGGCAGTGCATAAGCTCCGCCGTTGAAGTATCTGTTAAAAATCTGATATTCGTTTAACTGCATTAGTAAACCTCTTCAATTTCCAAACTTAAAACCCTGTTTTTCTGTCCTTCGCTTTCATCCGGGATTGTCTTAAAACGAAAATACTCTGTTGAAGTGAGCGTTCGTTTTAGTGCAGCGCAATGAAAGTTCCCGGCACATCCGCCCAGTGTGTCTGTGAACCAGTTCCAGAAGGCGTTTCGCTCTACGTTTGTTACTCCTAAACTGCATTTGAAGTCAAAAACAAAGCGGGTATTTTTCAAGATGGAAACCTTTCGCCCGCTGGCGTATTCTGTTGTTGTTGTGTTTTCTTCCGGCTTTGCGGTGCCTTTGAAAAACTTTGTGTTAACTGTGTATGGCCATTCAACGTATGTCATAAGTACCGCGCCCCCTTCATGCTTGCGTTTGCAGATTGCAAAGCGTTGTTATATCCGCCCGATTGCATTGTGCTGTTTACAATCTTATCGACTGTTATTTTTATCTGTCGGTCTTGCTGCATTGCGGAAACCTGCACGGCGTCGCCTGCGTTGTTTTCGATGTTTACCGGCATATTTACTACAACGCCCTTTCCGCCTTCACCGTTTGCAAGGTCCAAAAATGCCCGCTGTTCAGCTGGATTCAAGATTGCTTCTCCGGCGTTTCCATTAAATGCGATTTTGTCGCCGTGGTAAGAATTGCCGGTCAAAAATCCACCTGTACTAAAAGAAGGCGCCCGCGGTTTTGCTCCGGCAATTGCTATAAGCTGGGCGGCACCCAAAAGCCCCGCAGTTGTGGCATTGATTACGTTTACCGGTGGCGTACCAGAAGCAAGGGCATTAACAACGGCCTGCGCTGCCTGTGCGGTTGCCATTGCAAGATTCATGCTCCATTCTGCCATTTTAATTTTGTATTCCTTCTGGGCGGCTTCCTTGTCGAGTTGGTCTTTTTTCTCTAAGTATTCATCATAAGTGATAATGTCATTATCTAACTGCATTTCAAGGGCTTTTGCGTCTTTGTCATACTGGCGGTTTGCTTCACTCAATGCAGTTTGTGAAATTTGGCTTATAGAATTAGTCAAACTCTGCATGCTGTCGGTGATTTGAGACATAACAGAATTTACATTGTCGATTGTTCGCCCGTGGCCCTCTGCGGCTTTTTCTTCCGCTTCCTGAACCTGTGGAAGAAGTTCTTTAAGCTCTTTTAATTTTTCGATGTATTCGGCATAAGCTGCGCTTTCGTGGTCCAGTGCTTCGGCTTCTACTTCCAGCGCGTCGATTGTCTGTTGTATTGTGTCGGAAAGCTTCACTTCCTGCGGGCCGTTAATAAGTTCGTTTGCACTTTCTTTGAGTTTAAGAACTTTGTCGTTCATTGCGTCAAGCTGGTCTTTAATTGCCTTTACCCGTCTTTCTTCTTCCTTTTCGGCTTCAAGACGTGCTTTTTCCGCTTCTTCCATAGTGGCAAGATCAGCGCTCATTTTCTTTATTTCAGCCCGGATTTTTACGGCGGCGGCGCTTGTTGTGTCTCCGCCATCCTTAATAAACTTAACGTATGCTTCAAGCTTTGTGTTAAGCATTTTGCGCAGTTCGTCTTCCTGGGTGATTTGCTCTCCTGCCTGCTTACGAATTGCAAGTTCTTTTTCCTGGGCGGTTACCGATTCATTGTATTTGTCTAAAAGTTCGCTTTGAATGGCGGCTTCTTCAGCTTCGCGTTTTTCAAGCTCCATTCTTACAGCGTATTGCAGTTTATAATCTGCCTTTTCAAGTGTTGCAGCGTTTCGCAATGTTTCCAGACGTTCGCGCAACTGTTTTGTTGTCATTGTTGCAGCTTCCTGCGCTGCTTTTGTGTCTGCCTGTTCGTTTTCAGTTTTCTTTTGTCGCCAGCTTTGCTCTTCTTTCAGGATGTTTAAAAGCTCTGTTTCTTCTGCCTTGCGCTTTTTAAGATTAGAAAGATAGTTGATAGCGTTTCCCAGCGCTTCGTTATTCTGTGCGCCTGCAACATCTTTAAGGTATAAACGGCGGTTTCCGTCTTTGTCGGCGTCTTTTGCTTCTGCAAGCGTATTTTTTACAAACTCTTTGTTAGAACGATAACCGCCGCCGATAACCCAGTTTTGAGAAGCTTTTTCAAGCGCTTTGTTTACGCTCTCTGCGAACTCCTGCGCTTTCTTTGTCTGTCTAAGCCAGAAGTTATTCCATGAATCGTAAGCGGGTTTTGTAACCTTTCCCCAGCTTTCGGCAAGGTCACCTTGCGCCATTGCCAGTTGCTTTGCGCTTCCGGTTGCTTTTGTGGCTTCTTCTGAAATTCCTTTGTATTGCTCTGCAAGAATCTTTACAGCTTCGCCGTTTTGAAGCTGTTCTTTTGTCAGGTTCTTTGTTTCAGCTGATAAAGTCGAAAGCTTTCCCGCTTCGCCTGTGTAAGACTTGTTAAGCATATCAATAACGCTTTGTAAGCTCTTACCGCTTCCGGCAGCAACGTCAATTGAAGCGCTCATTATATCCATAACCTGCGCTTCTGTTCTTCCAGAAGCCACAAGTTCGGTCATCATAGGAATAAGTTCTTCATCGCCATAGTCTGAAATAGACTGTAATTGCCCTGCAAACTCTTTTAAGCGTGTAACGCCTGTACCGTCCATGTACGGATTGTTCTTTGCTGCCTGTGCAAGTTTTGTTTCTGCTTTTAACTGAACGTTGAAAGCTTCGGCAGTGTCTTTAATTGCCTGCAATTCCTGTTTAAGAAGCTTTACTTCGGCAGCAATAACGACACCAAGTCCGGCGCCTTTAATTGTGCTTGTTGTGCGTTTCCATGAATTACCAAGCTTTGAAATAGAATCGTTTTTTGCTTCTTTTCCTAATTTATTAAAACTTGCGGTTAGTTTGTCAATTTTGGTTTGCGCTTCTTTAGAATCAACGCCGATTTTTGTATTTACTTGCTTAGCCATTTAAAACCCCGCTATTGTTTCAACTGTGAATCAAACGCAGCGATTGCGGCTTTTTCTTCGTCGGAATATTCCTTTTCAATCTGCCACATTGCTTTCATTTGAAGCATATATTTTTTATATTCCCTGTTGTCGCTTTCTTTTGGAACATAAGCCCGATATTCCATTACTTTATTAAGCTTTGTATCGGCCAGCCCCGCAAGCAACGCTTGAAACTTGTACCAGTGCAAGTGCAAGTTTCTTTTTTTAAGGTCTATTCCGTAGCGTTGCCAGAAAGCGGAATAAATTAAATCAGCGTCTATTTCGTAATCAAGAAGAATTGCGTCTGGCTCGTCACCGATGTCGCGCGGAATTTCCCGCGGTGGTTGTGCAAAATCCTTTATTGCTTCAAAACCTGCTTTCAGGTCCTGCGGAATAGCGCCTTTGTATAAATAGTTATACTCTTCGTATCTGTGCGGATGTTTTACCATCTGCGAAAAAAGAATGAAAAACTGATAATCTGTGTTAATGCGATAAGACTTGCCGGAAACTATAACAGAATCCGGCAAGTCTATAATACGGCTTAAATCAATCATTTACGCACGCATTAAGACGACGGCATGTCGCCTTCTGTAAATGTTGGAACGCCGTTTGCGATTGTAACGTAACCCTTAACCGGTGTACCGTTTTCGTAAACGTTACAAGAAAGAGATTTTCCGGTAGCGTTCAGCTCTTCTACTGTTACGCTGGCGTTTGTCTTTTCAGCGTAGTAGTAAGTTACGTCGTCGCCGCTTTCTTCAACTGTTACGCTGTCGAAGATGTTTACCAGAAGAAATTCTTTCTGTGCTTCTGAACCGATAGCACGCTTTTTGTAAAGGTCGTAGAACAACTCAAAGTCTGGTTCACCTTTGTACATTGTGACAGAAAGGTTTTCAGATGGTTTGTAGTCCATAACCTCTGTTGTCGGATGTTCGTCCGCGATGTAGTCTCGCTCTTCTGTCTGCGGATTCATTGCGCGTGTAAACTCCGTAGCCTTCTTAATCTGCACCCAGTCAGGCACTGCCGATGTTCCTTTGTTAAGGAATGGGCGGATTAAGTGTTTCTTAATCAATTGTGTGTTTTCACTCATGGTTAATAATCCTCACTTGTATATATTGTCAGGTTAATTTCGGCGGCGGTCATTGTTTTTTCAACAGCTCCGCAGTCAGGGTAAAACCTGATTGTTCCTAATTCAGTTTCCTGCACACTGTCTTCGCAAAGTGTGTAGTTTTGCGCCACTGCCTGTTTGAAACATGCAGCATAACGACACATTCTTTTTATAAGTTCATCGTATTTACAGCCCTTGAAAACAAAAGTCACTGTAAATTCGCTTTTTGTTACCACGTCGGAAATTGTTCCTTCGCCGTCTTCCTGGGTTTCTGGTAAAACGGAAACAGAAACGTCGGGAACTTTCAGCGGGTCTACTGTGCCAAAAATTACCGACTTATTGTTAAGCCGTGGCAGTTCCGGGGCGGGCGCTGGATCGTCATATTCTGCAAGCTCTTCATTAAATTGAGTTGTCAAAAAGTTCTTTATAACTTCAAAAAGCTCTTCCATTACTTGCCCCAGTATTTAGACAGTTCTTTTTCAACCATCTTTTCTACATCCGGCATATAAGCGCCAGATTCCGCCCATTGTCGGCCTATTTCAATAAAAGAGTGCGGGCGGTTTTGCGCTCTTTTAGTAGGTCCGTCATAACCAAAATTCAAACCGAACGTTTTCGGAAAAATTGAACTTCCTGCTTCTCCGTCCGGGTAAACGTTCGCCGTTCCGTCTTTTCTTACGTGGTAGCGAAACGCTTTTAATAATTCGCCCGATCTGCTATGCAGCGTTTCCCGGATTCCTGCATTTATTGCCTTAACCGTTCCACGTGCAATTATAGAAAGTGCTTTTCGTCGGATTGAAGCAAAACTTTTTGAAGTTCCGGCAAGTGCCTTTTGAACTTCGCTATCGTCATACTCAATCGTTATCATTAAGCACCCTCAATCTTTCGGAATGCCGAAAGCGGCTTTAAGTACGGCGTATAGTCCACAATGTTTGCAAACGTTCGGTTTACACCAATACTTGAATTATTGTTAACGCCTATGTTTCCGCCGTCTTCCAGCTGTAAAAGTGTAGCAATGCGCAAACAAACGTTTTTGAACATGGCAACAGCTGCACTGTCAAAGTGCTCTGAATCTGTTAAAACAGTTTCACAATCGAAAAGCACATAGTTTGAAATAATCTGCTGTGCAGTTCCTATGTGAATTTCAATAAGCTGCTGTGAAGTTTCGTCTTCTTTCTGTTCAATGCCGTTGTACGCATACAACAAAGCGGCGGTAATAAGCATTATTTTTCATCCTTTGGAATTTCTGCAATTCCATCTTTAACAAAGCGGTTTGCGACTGTTTCCGGCAATTCTGCAACCTGTTTTGGTTGAAAAACGCCATAAACGCCCCAATAACCGGCAATAAAACGAACTTTCACCTTTTTGTCAGTTTTTGGCGTATTTTCGTTATTATTTGGCTTGTTTTCGTTATTTTTTGCGTTATTTTCGTTATTTTTTGACATAAAAAATCCCCTTAAAATAGGGCGCTCGCATGTGGCGCCACGCCCTATTTTTTGCGTTATTTTCTGGCCTACTAGCTAGAAGCCTTTACAGCAAGTGAGAAGAGGTCTGTATCAGAAACCTGCTTACCACCGACGAATGCTTCTGCCTGGAAATAGGTCTTTGAATCACCCTTAACCTTAATAGGTGTGATAGTGATTCCGCCGGCAACTCCCACGTGGAAGCGTGAAAGAGGAACAGCAACGGCAAGAATAGAACCTGCGGTTGTTGCCTTTGGTGCCTTTGCGTCAAGACGAACCTTAACGCCTTCTATTTCCTTGCTGCGGATCAAGCCTTCTTTGTAAAGCTTTACATCTTCGCCGCTTGTTGAATCAGACAAAACGTTCTGATATGTAGCTGGGTTCATTACGATTTCAAAAGTTTCATCGTATCCGCTTACTTTAAGTGCAAGGCCGGCAAGGTCTGAACACTTAATAGATGTCTGATTAGCTGCAAGCTGTGTAATACCTGCGGTATTTGCAGCGGCAGAAGTCCAGATTCCTTTTACACCTTTCTGTGTATTTGAAATCAAGCTACCCTGCAAAACCTTTGTATGAAGCTTTTTGCGGAAAGCTTTTCTGAACAATTCAGGCAGCTTTGACTGAATGTCTACTGTGTTGAGCTGCAAAGCTTCGGCAGTAACGCCAAGAACAGAAGCCAAGCCGTAAACCTGAATTTCTGTTGTTTTCATTTCTGCTTCGTCGTCTTCGTTGATTGAGCTTCCGCCCTCTGCTGTATCAACTGGCTCTTCAAGTCCTGGTTCAAGAACCGGAATGTTTGTTGAAGCGTTGTCGCTGTAATCAAAAGTTACAGCATTAAGGATGTCGTCTTTTTCGCCGATTCCTTCAAAAAGCTGCTGAACCTGGTTGATTTTTCCGTTTCCGCCGATTGTGATTGCACGCATTTCTTTTGCAGCTTCTACAAAGTCGCGGTTTGTAAGGGTGATTCCTTCCTTTCCGCCTTCTGGCTTGTCGATTTCTGCATAAGCTTTTTCAAGGTCTGCACGGCGTTTGTCAAAGTCTGCAAGCTTAGACTTTGCTTCCTCTTCGTTGAATTCGCCTGTACCGTGGCGAACTTCTTCCATAAATGAACGTCTTTCGAGTTCAAGTGCTTCGATGTCTGCGCGAAGCTCTGCTTTAGTCTTAATCATGGTGTTATTTCTCCTGATTTTGTGTATAGAAAACAAATCGCGCACGGCGGTTTTGTTCTTCCCGTTCTTTTGCTTCTGCTTCTGCTTTGGCTCTCTCTTCTGCTTCCTTCTGTTCAGTGGCATTGTCAGTGTCGTTTGACTGCTGGTCTGTTTCTGCTGAACGGATCATTGCTTCAAGATTGTCTACAACAGCGCGAAGCTTTGTTTTATCTTCTTCCGAAAGCTCTTCGCGTTTCAGAATTGCGTTAACTTCTTCAAAGTCCGTTCCGCACTTTTTGAAGAACGAACGAACGTTTGTGTTGCCTTCTGGATAGGCCGGAAAAGCGACGCAAACAGAGATTTCAAGAAGTTTTACTTCCACTAATTCGCGTAAATCGTGGTCGCTGTCAATTTCGGTCCATTGGGTCTTGATTGGGATAAAACCGAAAGACAAGGTTCTACAATCACCGCGTTTTATTAACTCGAATGCGTCGTTTCCGTCTGTTGTGTTTGGAAGGTCCACTTCAAAGTGTAAGCCGTCTTCTTCGCTGTGCATGCGAAGTGTTCCAGCCTGTGAGCTTCCAAGAATCTTTGTTACGTCATGGCCCAGCAAACACTTAACTTCTGCTTTGTCTGCAAGGGTTTTGTTAAATGCAGTAGGGGTAATTCTTTCAGTTGTTCCGTACATATCAACGGAATCTGAATTGTAAGGAATTACGCCTTTAATTGTGCGCTTGTCGTCTTCTACGCCATAGTCGCAACTACGAATGAAAAATTCGCCTTTTGGCTTGTCGTTTTTAGTCGGTTTCATTTCTTTTTGCCCTCATAAGTAATAGTCATTTTTGTTTTCCATAATTCAGGTTTTTTGGTGAATTTTCCAAAATTATTTTCTTTCCCAGCCCTTTTAAATAACCTACAATCATTGCAAGGGCGGGGCGCTCTCTTATATATTCTTCCTGGGAATCCTGCGGGCACCCAGTAATAAGAACCTCTTCCACATCTTTTTCAAGAAGCGTTTCAAGTGCCATTCCGCACGCTGAACAATTAAGCGGCAAACCTTCTTTTTCACACATTCCATAAACTACGGAATGTAGGTTTCTTCGCACCAGCTTTTCAGGATGTTTTGTCTGCAAGCCGTGTAATTCATAGTAGCGGTCACAATCGGGGTCAGCGTTTCGGCCCAGCGTCCAGACGGTATAACCTTTCTTTTTAAGTTCCTTTCCGGTCGGGTGCGGAATCGCAAGCCCCACAATTGCTATTTTCACTGCTTGTCGTCTCCTGCCGGCGAATGCTGGTCGCTGTCGTCTCCGCCCTTATCGTTTAAGCCCTGCGCTGTAAGCTTCTGTTTTGCCATATATGCGTTAATGGTTTCATCGTTAAGCGGCATAAGATTTGCCGGCATAAAGAAGGTGTCTCCGGCTTCGATTGGTGGCAAGTTTTCTTTTGCGCGAACTTCGTTTGGTGACAAAATGCCATTGCCGATTTGTTTTGCGTATGCGTCCACACGTTTTGAAAGGGCAACTTTAAGAAGTCCGTGGAAGTTAAACTTGAAGTAACAATTATCATCTATTAAAAGATTGATGGATTCTTGCAGCTGAATTGCAAGCGGTTTAATTGCAAACTCTGTAAGAAGGGTAAACAGATTTTCAAGATCAAGATTTGCGCTTTTGCCTGAAAGAAGCTCGCCAGGAAAGGCGAAAATATTTGCAATTTCGTGTTCCTGAAATTCTCTGTTTTCGATAAGTGTTGCGGCTCTGTTGTCTGCGTTCTGCCCGATTTCGGAATATTCCATTCCCTTTTTCTTGAAAAGCGGTTTTCCGGCATTCTCTGGGCCTGCATAAGTTGCAGTATAATCATTGCGCAATTCTTCAACCTGTTCTTTTGTAGCGTCCGGCAAGGCGTTTGAAATATCAATTACAAGGCGTTTTCCGCTTATACCTTTATCGAATGCACTGTTTGTGTAGTTGTCGAGTTTGTGCGCTGTGTCAAAGGCAGCGTTTGCAGCTTTGAAGATGGAAGAACCGCCGTTGATTGTCGAATAGTCAAAGCGGGAAGGAATATAAAGCACGTCTTCATCGGTGTAACGGTGGCCGTTGTGCAAATAGATTCTTTCTCTTGTGAACTGGTCGCGCGTTACTGTTGTTTCCTGCGGGCTTAAACGGAATAAAGAAACAAGCTGGCCTTCTGTGCCTTTTCCTTTCTTCCACATAATACCGCCGTTGTAATAATCAACAATCGACTGATAAAAGAAGTTAAAATGTAGGTCTTCAAGATTCGGTCTCGCTAAAACTGCGTAAAGCGGATGATTTGAAATTTCTTTGTTTGTGCGTTTGTTATAAATCCCATAAGACAGCCCCGCAAACTCACTGGCTATGCGGTCAATCGTCGCAAAAGATGTGCTGTCTCTTCCTGTAAGCTTTGCGGAAGCGTGGCGATAGTCTGAAATATCGCGGGGGCGTTCCTGTGCCTTCGGATTCGGATTTGTTCTTTTTAGAAAACTGAAAAATCCCATGACGTTTATTGCTCCTATAAGTAATAGTCATTTTTGTTTTAAAAAAGTGACTTTACATCATTAAAACTTAGTGTCGGCGGTGGTGTCATTACTTCCGGGTTATGTGCCAAGCCGTGACACATTATCGAAGTTATAACGCCATCTATACGGCGGGTGCTGGTTTTAGATGGTTTCATAGGTTTGTAATTTCCGTTCGGGTCCGGCCTGATTTCTGCATTGTTTATCATCCACGCCATAACGGGGTTATTATCAACTATTAAACCGTCCTTTATTGCTTTTTCATAACTCTTTGTCATTGGCGAAAGCTTTTTAAGCGACTGTTCAATTTCAATCAACAGAATGTCAGGGCGGTTTGCTTCAACCTTTTCTATAATGTCGTGGCTTTGCCATTTATCGTAACCAAGCGCAAGGATTCTGTATATTTCTGCGTCGTTCAAAAAGTCGTTTACAATAAAATCATAATTAACAGTATTTCCGGGCGTTGCTTTAATAAAGCCCTGATCTATCCATTGGAAAAAGTTAATATTTTCTTTCTTGTATTTCTGAAACGCCATTGCTTCCGGGATGTAGAAGCGGTGTTTATAATATTCTTTGCCTTCATGCTGAAAAACAAGACTGTAAACGGTTAAGTCGTCTATGTTTGAAAGGTCCGTTGCAGCACAACAAGTCATGTTTTCAAAATCATCAAAATCAACTTTGATTTCTTTGTTTTTCTGGAATACTTCAAGCGGAATCCAGGATTTCTTCCCACCGCCGCCCCAGATATTGAAAGTTTTTGCTTTAAGCTCTGGAATCTTTTCCGGCGAAACTTGCGCGTCGTTTATGTCCGATTCAATAACCGACGGGTCTATAATGTCATATAAAGACGGGTTCGCTTTCTGCCATACTTGCGGGTTTTGGTAGTCGTCGCCCTCGTCGATTGCATAAATGATACAAAAATAGTCTTCCTGGGTTTGCAGCTCGTTCAGGATTCGGCGGGCTTTCAATGTTTCGTCATAACATGGCACGTTTACATCTACATCGGCGGTCGTAATAATTACGCCCTGTGCGTCTTTTTTAGATCTTGTGCCGTACTGCATGGATGTAAAAAGCTTGTCGGTTGCGTAAGCGTGGTATTCGTCCAGACAATAAAAGCGGGGCTTGAATCCGTCTGTATCTTTGGCGCCGTCGCAGAAAAACGCAAGGCGTGAATTATCCATAGTCACGGCAAGTGAAAGCGGGGTGCAGTTATCTTTTAAAGCCGGGTCTTCGTTGATGATTGCAACAATTTCTTTATAAGTCTTTTCGGCCAGATCATCACGGCTTGAAACAAGATAGGATTCAGAAGCGGGGTATTTTATAAAATTAAAAAGCGTAAGCGGTAAAAGTAAGCCGGTTGTTTTTCCGTTCTTTCTCGCTACTTCTATATAGCCCGTTCGGTAACGTTTGCGGTCCGGCTCGTTCTTGTGTCGCCATCCTTCCAGCTGGCACATGCAGAAAACCTGCCACGGCAGAAGCTTCAAACATTCGCCGTTCAGGTCCGCTGGTTTCAAGCTCTCTGCAAACTCGCATAATATGTCAGCGTCTTTTTGAGAATAGAAAAAATCAAAGCTGGCTTCTTTTTCTCTTTTCAGGTCGTTTTTATATCGTTTAATTGCTTTGATGGTGTAAACGCCGGCGGCGATTTTGCCGGAAAGAACATCATCGCAATATTTTTCCATCATTTCGTGATATTTGCTCATTTTGTCCGATTTCTCAAAGCTAAAAGTTTATCAACGCCGGAAGCGTTCTTTTCGATTTCCTGCGATGTTTTTTGAATGTTCAGTAAATCAAGTGTGAGTTTAGAACGTGCCGACGGTGAAATATAATATTTTGCTGCAAGGTCGTTAAACATCTGTGTAAGTTTAGAAACAATCTTTAAGCAAATATCATAATTCGCAAGGGCGGCGGCGTCCGAAAAACTGCATTGTGAAAATTGCTCCTGTGCTTCCCGCAACTTTTCAAGAATCAACATCATATTTTCAAGCTGTGGCAAGTCATTGTAAGAAAGCACCTGCATTGAAATTAAGTTATTCGTCAGGCGCTTCCAGTATGAGCGCACATATTTTGTTTTGATTGTCTTAGGGCAAGAAATTTTAGATTCCGGCGGAATGATAACCCCCGGCACTGATTTTATTTGTTTTTCTGCAATTTCCTTGCCATTGTCGCGGTCTTTCCGATAGGTTCCTTCAAGCTTTTTCAGCTCTACCGGCTTTCGCGGCCTTCCTGCTGGCATTAAAAACCCCCTGAATTTTCAGAATAATTTTGACATTCTCGCGCGAAAAC